CAGCTTCTGTAAAACCTAATTTATTTAACCAATTTTTAGGATTAACAATACCTATGTCTTGTAAATATAATTTGTAAAAAAAATCTGCTGCTTTTCCAACAGTCCCTTTTCTCCCTGTTCGTTGAACTTTGTAATTGTCCATCCCTACATCTGCTATTTTATGTCCAAGTACTTTATTTGCGTCTTCTTTCCCTATTATTTCCTCTAACGCATCAAAGATATTTTTTCGTAAATGTTTTATAGTGAATGGAACAGATTTATTTTTATTGTGGTCAATAATTATTAAATTATCTTTTTTAAATTCTTCATTAACTGCTTTATTTATAGCAGATCTGTATTCTTGTTCTAATTTATCAGATTGTTTTCCTAAAGCAATTTTTTCAAGATCATCAGAAATAGGCCATAAAGTTCTACGTCCTTCATTTTCTGCTCTATTTGCTTGTTCTCGTAAAACTTCATAAACAGTTTCACCTAAATCGTAGAAGATAGGGTTCCCTTTGTTATTGATTAAAACTGTTTTATTTGTTCTAGAAAGATACTTAACCCCTTCTTGTCTTTGATTTATATCTTCAGGTTCTAACTCTATTTGCGAAATATCAGGATTACGTAAACCTGTTAATAGTTTTACTGTAGCCCAAGCTTTTATATTAGGATTTTCTATCTTTAATAAAGACTTTTCAAAAGATTTGTGCATCTTTTTTTGATCGGGAAATTCAAGTTTTGATTTTTTACGTTGAGCTACTCTATTAAAACCTTTCTCTGGTGTACCTAGATTACGTAAACGTGTTTCTTCTTCTTTAAAATAATTTGAAGCTATTCCTGAAGGTTTTCCGGCAGTTATTAAAGCTTGAGAATAAACTGCCGTATTCGCTGTAGAACTTGCTGTACGCTTTTGTTTTTTTACATATTGTAAAAGTTTATTGTATCCTTTTTCACTGTTTAAAACAGACAAATCTGCATCAGGATCAATTCCTGAGTTTCTTATATCTTTTAATAAACTATTATACTGAGAAACAGCTTTAGGCTGTGCGCTAAGTTTGAGGTCAACAGCCTCTTGTATACTTATATCATATTTATTTTTAGAAGCCATGTTTATATCTATTATACTCAATAACCAAATATTTGATTGATAGGTTGATAATTCTGTTCCTTAACCTTATTGAATGCGTTGTTATGCGGTAGACCTGTCTGGCGTGTCATACACATATATCTCAAAGCATCATAAGCGTGATCTTCTGCTTTCGTATCGACATCCTCTGAATTAGTCTTGGACAGAGGAAGTGTCGGTAGTGTTCTTATCAAATTAGTACACGTTGATATTATACGTAATCGTGGTTCACTTGTTCTATCATGCAGGGCAAGTCTTCTGTGTAACTCTATCTTGCCCGGTAGTCTGTTCTTATCAGCAGGAATGAAACGTACACCGTTACGTGTAAGAGTCTCTGCTATGCTTGGTCCTGTACCGTGTTTAGACCAACACGATCCATCTAATACTGAAATACTCATGGGAGGGTCATCGTATTCTAGAGCTAGGATCATTTCTGCTAATGTTTCACCTGTGTATCCTTTGTCGTAGAGTTCACGATAGACCCAAATATTATTATCCCAATCTAATGCACCCCATAATACGCAGCTAGGGCTGCTATAACCATAATCGGCTGCTCGTACACGGGGCCAATTAAACGGTATATCGAATGGATCAACAACGTGTATACTTCTGTCAAACTCTGAGAAAGCTGCTCCGTCAGCAACATCCCAATCTCCTTCCAATAATCTTCTTCGTTCTACCTCTGGAAGAGAAAGGAGCATCGCTTCATACTCTCCAGATTCAGATAAGTGAGGATTGTCCGTTAGTCTAGCAGGTATAAATCTCCTTTGAAACAATGGTTGATCTGGTTTAACTGAATGATTAGGCCCATGTTTCAAAATCTTTCCAGTATCGACATCCGTAGCCCAAAACGGAGTATTAGGAGGCATAGGGTCGATAAACATCTTTTTTATCCACCAACCCCCTAAACCGCCGGGGTTAGCTGAAGCTCTCATATACGTATCTATAGTTGAGTCTGTAGTACGTAATCGACTTCGTAAGTAGTTCCACACATACGGTGTGGGGTAGTGTCCTAATTCGTCTATTCCTATCCACGTAAAAGACTGTCCTTGGTAACGTGTCGCATCGTGGTCTTTATCGACATAACTAAAAAGGGCTGTAGCTCCATTAGGAAAAGACCATGTACTTTTTGATTCTCTAAATATAGACCCCGGAAAAGCTTGTGGATATATCTTACGTGATTGATCTATTAACTCTGTCAGTTCTGATAATGTTCTACGTAATAGTAATGCTCTGTGATTAGGATTGTGAGCATAGCGTAGTAAATCTATCAACATAGCAAATGACTTACCGCCACCTGCTGCACCGCCATAGAGCACTTCTTTCTCTGGAGCAGCTAAAAAGTCTGTCTGTGGACCATCGTTAGGACTGAACAGTATCTGTGTATTTTCTGAGAATGTCTCACGTACTGCCTTTGGTAGTCTCTGTATGTTCTCCTCTACAGCTAAACCACCTCTATTCATTAATCGTTTAGCTTGATTTAAATTAGCTTGTTTCTCATTAGCTTTAGCGAGTCGTGTTCTAGCTTTCTTCGCTACTCTGTCTGCTGATTGTACTACTCGACGAGCAGCCCTTTTCTGCTGTTCTAATCTTGATACTCGATAGTTACCTCGTTGTCCTTCTTTTAATTTAGGTCTAGCCACACACACTAACTCTATTTTCTATACAGTATTTCGTTTAGGTTTCTTAGCTGTCTTAGCAGAACGTATGAAAGCTTTTTTAGTAGGTGCACCTTTAGAACCAACTTTTCTCATTTTTTCTTTAGAACCTGCTTTTATACGTTTACGTTTAGCGTGAATATTTGCATATAGACCGGGTTTTGTAGCCATTTTTTTTAACACTTCCATCGTCTTCTAGCCTGTCTGATACGGCTATTTGGGTTATTACGTGTCTTCGCAGAAGCTTTTTTAAGTTGTCCTAAGGATCTAGCGCAATAACTTTTACGCCGTTTAGCTGCTTTACTTCCTTTTTTAACTTTTCCTGTAACTGCTGTCTTTAGTTTACTACCGGGATTAGCTCTTCTATGTGCAGCTACTCCTTTTTTTGTCATACCTGCCCCTTTTTTTGTAGGGCGGTAATTCTTTTTATTACGAGGTATAGGTTTTTGTCTTTTAGTTTTTTTGTTAGACACCGAAACTTTCTCCGCAACCACAGGAACTAGATGCTACAGGATTTTTAATAGAAAGGTATGATCCACCTAACTCTTTAATATAATCTACTTCTGAACCTGCTATGTACATTTCTGCTAATGGGTCTATTACTAACACATCCTCTATTGGTTTAGACCATTTGATATTATTGCTGTAATTCTTATCTCCAGTTAATCCCCAAATATATTGAAAACCTGAACATCCTCCTGTCTTTACTCCTAATGTTACGTGCGTTCCTTTGTATTTATGTTTAAGGATGCTTTGCATATATTCTTTAGCGGAATCTGTTAGATGTAACATTCTTTTTATTAGAATTCAGTATCACACGGAGGTACAGTTACTTCGATATACTCTTCTCTAGCAAGATATACGTCTACTATCGAATTACAATTAGGGCAAGAAAGGTTTGTAACCATAGAGTATGCTTCATCATCCTCTATAGATAAAGCGTGATCACCACCCCATATTAATTCTGTTTTACAGTGCCAACAATTCATATTAGTTTTTTTCACCCATCTATTGTTACCTCTACATCCTTCATCTTATCCTTCGCAGGTAACATAACGATTCCGTGAACAACCTCACCCTGCACTTCGGTTATCTGCTTCTTACTTATACCTACTCTGTCTAAAACAGCCTCTGCACTTTTAAAGCGCATGTCCATCTGATTTAACGGAATAGTACCGTCAGCATCTAAGCCCTCAGTAATACGGTGCGCTGCTTTGACAGAGTAAGAAGCTAACAGAGCTTTGGTACGGTCTATTATTTCATCTTTAAGTGAAGACATTAACCATCCTCTGCTGCTTTCTTTGTAACCTGCAGCTAAAACTGCGTTCTTTACCTTGCCACCATTATTCAATAACTCAGTTATGAATTTTTCTTGTTTATCGTTTAATTTTAATTTAGATTTTTTATTAGAAGGAAGCATTGTTATTATAAACTACAATTTCTACTAGGTTTAGAACTATTGAGCATCTGATCTGCCCAATCAAGTTCTTGAATAAGACGATTATACCACGCCTTGTCTAAATCATTATGAGCTTTAGCGCAGTCTTCCCTTAATTGTAATATACGTACAGGGATATATTTATTACTGTTATTGTTATTGTTGTTTCTTTTCAATTTACACCTTATTCTTAGTATTCTTCTTTTTTACCACACCGCCACTTTTTTTCTTATTATTCTCTTTTGACATAAATTCAGGAGAAGCTACTTGTTGCATTATCTTGTGTATTCTAGCTGTCGCCTCTTTTACTGTTAATTTTTTTTACTGGCCATTTTATTATCCTTTTACTTTTTTTTTGTTAACTGTGATAGGCCCAACTAAGATATAAATATAAACCGCCTACTACTGCTATCACTACAAGTATCTTTCCTGTTTCCATGAAAACCTTATGCCACATAACACTACTAGCTTTAGCTTTTCTTTTTGCAGCTTCTCTAGCTTTTTTATTTCGTTCCTTTTGTTCTAAGATACGTTGATCTCGTAACTCTAAAATAGTTTTCCACGTATCGAAACCGAAACGTTTATTCAGAAGAGTTTTCATCTTCTTCATTTCCTGTTCGATCTGTTTTTTCTGGATAACCAGAGCAGCTATTTCAGGAATGGAATTACCATCTGGTTCTTCCATCTGTACTCCTATGCGCTCCTGCATGAACTTTTTCCACGGAGCTACTTTAGGAGTTTTATCTTTTATAGCGTCATCAACATGAGAAGCACCGTGAAACAGGTCTTCTAGATGATGTGCTATCCCGCTAATATCCTCACACGTAGATATAACTTCTTTTACGCCTTTAACCGCAGAGCGTACTAAAGCTACCCCCGCTAATGTTTCTGCGATCACCATTTATATTTTCCTGTACTTAT